TGTTAAATGACAACGGAGAGCATCTAGGAGGTTCTTTAGGATTTTTAAAATCTTTAGCGTCATATATACGAACATTCAAACCTACAAGGTTAATTATTACATTTGACGGTAAAGGTGGTTCGAAAAAAAGAAGAGAAATATTTTCTGAGTATAAAGGTAACAGAATACAGCCTAAATCTTTTAACAGGGCTGAGATATTTGAAAATGCTGAAGATGAACAGCTTTCAATGAAGCATCAGTTTGTTCGATTGATACAGTATTTAAGATGTACACCAACGACTGTATTAACGGCTGATAATGTAGAAGCAGATGATTTAATATCTTACTTAGTAACTGATATAGCAACTAAACATAATAGTGATATTTTATTAATATCAGATGATAAAGATTATTTACAACTTATAAATAATAAAGTTAATGTATATAGGCCTGTAGAAAAGCGCTTATATAAAGAAGACACTGTTAAAGAACGATTTGGGATTCCGGCGTCTAATTATCATTTATACAAGGTATTTATAGGAGATTCATCTGATAATATACCTGGCATTCCTGGTATAGGTCCTAAAACAGTATGTAAAATACAACTGCTACAAGAAAACAGAGTCATTTCCTTAGATGAATTTTTGGAATTCTTGGAAAACAATAAAACAAACAAACTATATAAAAAGATTTTGGAGTTTAAATCAGATATTATACGAAACTATAAACTAATGCAATTACATTCTGTAGATATACCGTCTTCTCATAAATTATTTGTTTTAGATAAATTTAACGAACAAGTTTCTTTAATAAATAAAAATGAATTTATTCAAATATTAACGGCAGATAAAGGATACAATTATATTAAAGACCCTATACAATTTTTAAATACATTCAATCAACTAAATCAATTTGCATTAACTACAAATAATTCTTGATATTTAGAAAAGTATATTATATATTAGAGCTATGAATCAAGATAAATTTACGCAGTATGGTAAGACGTTTCAATTAAAAATTATTGCCGCATTAATTAAAGATAAAGGATTTCTTCAACAAATATTCGATATTCTATTACCTTCATATTTTGACTCTGAAGCCAATTCTTGGATTGTAGAAGTAATTATGAAATATTATGTAGAATATAAGGCAATACCTACATTAGAAGTTTTTAAAGTAAAAGCAATGGAGCTTACATCAGAACCTTTAAAAATGTCAATCGTTGAATCTTTAAAAGATATTCTAAGATACGTAGAAGCAGAAGATTTAGAGTTTGTAAAAGTAGAATGTGTTAATTTTTGTAAAAATCAATGTATCAAAACTGCTATTATCGAATCTGTTGATTTACTTAAAACAGGTGAATATGATAATATCAAACGTAAAATTGATACTGCTATGAAATCAGGTACCAATCAAGATATTGGTATGGATTACTTAAAAGATATTAAGCAAAGATATGAAGAATCTGCTCGAGAGACTCTTGCAACACCTTGGACTGCTTTTAATGAATTAGTTGATGGTGGTATTGGTAAAGGAGAACTTATTATATTTGTTGCAGGGCCAGGGGCAGGTAAATCAACTGCGATGATTAATGTCGGAGCTCATTTATTAAGACAAGGTAAAACGGTAGTACATTATACTATGGAATTATCAGAGCCTTATGTAGCTCAAAGATATGATTCGGTAGTTACAGGTATTGCAACTGCGAACTTAAAATATAACTTAGATGAAGTAGAATATGAGCTAGGAAAATTAACAGGTCAATTAATATTAAAGTATTTTCCTACAAAAACAGCATCGGTAACAACCTTAAAAGCTCATTTAGATAAGATAATAATGCAAGGAATAAAACCAGATATTGTTATTGTAGATTATGCGGATTTATTAAGATCTGCTAAATCAAAAGAAAAGCTTCATGAAGAATTAGAAACTACATACGAAGATTTAAGAGGATTAGCAGGTGAATATCAAGTACCATTAGTTACGGCATCTCAAGCAAATAGAAGTTCAGTTGAATCAGACATTATTACATCAGATCAAGTAGCTTCTTCATTTAGTAAGATTATGATTGGTGATGTTATTATTTCATTAGCAAGAAAGACGACAGATAAGATAGCTGGAACGGGAAGAGTCCATTTTATTAAGAATAGATTTGGGCCTGATGGATTAACTTTACCAACTAAACTTAATATGTCTAATGGAAGAATTGATATGTATCAAGAATCTTCTGTTAAGGGAAGAGAAACAAAAACAGATATGGATGAAGATACTGTAACAAGAAAGTCTTTAGCAACAAAATATTCAGAACTTCTAGGAAATTCTTTAGGATAAAAATACATGTAAGAGATATTTATAAATACCCAAATAAGATGATAAAATTATCAACAATATTAAAAGAAATTATAGATATATATTCTCCTGAGGAATTAAATTCTAAAGATATAGAATATAAAATTGATAAGGATTTTTCTACACGTTTTAGAGTTGATTTAAAATATAAAGATCAATATTATACTTTAACTATATTACCTATATTTAATCCTAAACGTCCTTCGATAAACTTTGGGAGTACTGATAATGAATATAAAAATCTAAACTTAAGTCTGTTATTAAACTCACCATATTCATCTAGAATATTAGCTGCAATATTTGGATTAATTAGATATTGGGTAGATAAGCATAATATTCAGCAATTTGAATATGGCGCAGAAGGAGATGTTAGATCTAAATTATATAATTATTATTTAACTAAGCATTTTTCAGATTTTCAGCATTTTGAAGAAGAATATGGCGATGTAATTTTACATGTATGGAAGAAAATATAATTTATAAAATTAAACTTTTTAAAGAAATAGAAAAGTTATATAATATCGAAATAAAAGATGAGGAGGTTGAAGAAATTAATTCTATACAAGACCTAATCAATTTAATAAAATATAAACAACTTAATTAATTAACAACAAAAACAATGGAAACTTCAAACAAGATACTCTCTGATCTTACAGTATACAATAAGTATGCTAAGTATCAACAAGACGTCCAAAGGAGAGAAACGTGGGACGAAATCGTAACAAGAAATATGCAGATGCATATTAAAAAGTACCCACATTTAAAAGAAGAAATCGAACAAACGTACAAACTTGTATATGATCGTAAAATACTTCCTTCAATGAGAAGTTTACAATTTGGAGGTAAGTCAATTGAACTTTCCCCGAATAGAATTTATAATTGTGCATATTTACCTATTGATGATTACAGAGCATTTGGAGAAACAATGTTTTTATTATTAGGCGGTACTGGCGTAGGATATTCTGTTCAAAAGCACCATGTAGAAAAATTGCCTGAGATAAACAAACCAAATACTTCTAAGCGTAGAAGATTTTTAATTGGAGATTCTATTGAAGGTTGGGCAGATGCTATTAAAGTATTAATGAAAACTTATTTTGAAGGTGGTTCTACATTAGTATTTGATTTTTCAGATATTAGACAAAAGGGCGCTCAGCTCGTAACATCGGGCGGTAAAGCTCCAGGCCCTCAGCCATTAAAAGAATGTATCGTTAAAATTCAAGGTATTTTAGATTCTAAGAATACAGGCGATAAATTAACTTCTATTGAAACACATGATATCGTATGCCATATAGCTGATGCAGTATTAGCAGGCGGTATTAGAAGAGCTGCATTAATTAGTTTATTTAGTGCTGATGACGATGAAATGATTGCAGCAAAATCTGGTCCATGGTGGGAACTTAATCCTCAAAGAGGAAGAGCGAATAACTCGGCTGTATTATTACGTAATAGAGTTACAAAAGAATTTTTTATGTCTCTTTGGGATAAGATTAAAGCATCTGGTGCAGGGGAACCTGGTATTTATTTAAATAATGATAAAGATTGGGGAACTAATCCTTGTTGCTTTATCGGAGAAACAAGTATTCAGACAGATAATGGAACTATGACTATTAAAGATATAGTAGATTCTATAAGCTCTGGAAATTCTTGCAATGTAAAAACCTTTAATGAAGAAACGGGTGAAATAGAAATCAAACCTGTATTAGTAGGTCAGCTTACTAAAGAAAATGCAACCATTGTTAAAATGACTGTTGAGGAGCATGGAATACAATATTCAGTCGAATGTACTCCAGACCATCCGTTCTTTACTAAAAATCGCGGGTGGGTTGAATGTAAAAACCTTACCCAAGATGATGATATTATTATTTATCAATCTTTAATATAATTACGTAAATAAAAGTAACATTCCATGATAATTATATTAAAGATATAGCACTTCAATATAATCAATTATGGGCGGAAAAATAAAAAAAGGCACGGCAAAGAATAGAGGATATATAGGATATCATATAACATGGGATGGTATTAAAGTATTTTTACGAAGTAAAGCAGAATTTATATATGCAAGAGTATTAGACCACGAAAAAGTACCTTATAAGTTAGAATGTGTAATATATAAAATTAACGGTAAAAATTATAAACCAGATTTTTTTATATTTGATTCTAACTATAAGAATATTTTAAGTATAGTCGAAATTAAAGGATTGGATGATAAAAAGACCGCAATGGAGTATCTTACTAAGTTTAAACCATACTTTATATCTATAGGCATCAAATATGACGCAGTTTGGAAATATCAAGCACTTATAACTAAATATGGATTAAAGGAAGATATAGACGCTTGGGTAGACCGTTCATTACGAGAATATGACTTTATACCTGATAGTCGCGGAGAAAATAATCCTATGTATGGAATGAAGCATTCAGAATATACAAAGAATCTTATACGTAAAAAATGCAATGAACGAAATAAAGATGCTGAATATAGAAAGAATAATTCAAATGCACAAAAAGCATTTTTTAATTCAGACGCTGGGTTATTACGAAGAAAGCAAATATCTGAACAAAAGAAACTTTTATATGCATCAAAATATCCGATTATAGAAAAACAATGTAAGTGTTGCAATTCTACATTTACGCAAAAATTAAAAGGAAATGGATTTTGTAATTTTAAGTGCTTACGTACATGGAGTTATAAAAATATACCGGGTTATGGTAAACATAAACAAAAAACAATAAACTAAAACACAATGGCAAAATTAATATCAATAGAAATTTTAAATATACAGAAAGATGTATATGACATAGAAGTCGAAGACAATCACAATTTCTTCGCAAATGGAATACTCGCGCATAATTGCGAAATAGCATTAAGACCATTTCAGTTCTGTAATTTATGTGAAGTAAATGTAAGTAATATCGAATCTCAAGAAGATTTAAATGAAAGAGTTAAAAGGGCTGCATTTGTAGGCACGCTTCAAGCAGGTTATACAGATTTTCATTATCTAAGACCAATTTGGCAAAGAACAACAGAAAAAGAAGCTTTAATAGGAATAGGTATTACAGGTGTCGGTTCAGGTAAAGCTCAACAATATAACATGGCAGAAGCTGCTAATATAGTTAATGCCGAAAACAAACGAGTAGCAGATTTAATTGGTATTAATTGCGCAGCAAGAACAACAACAATTAAGCCTAGCGGAACTTCTTCATTAGTATTAGGAACTTCAAGCGGTATTCATGCTTGGCACAATGATTATTATATTAGAAGAATGCGTATTGGTAAAAATGAATCATTATACACACATTTATTAATAAATCATCCAGAGCTTATTGAAGATGAATATTTTAGACCTCATGACACTGCAGTTATTTCAGTACCTCAAAAAGCCCCAGACGGTTCTATTTTAAGAACAGAATCTGCTATTGAATTATTGGAGCGCGTTAAATGGTTCTATACAAATTGGGTTAAGCCAGGCCACAGAACAGGACAAAATACACATAACATTTCTGCGACAGTTTCTATAAAAGACGATGAATGGGAAACAGTAGGTGAATGGATGTGGGAGAATAAAAATTGTTATAACGGCCTTTCAGTTCTTCCTTATGCAGATCATACATATATTCAAGCTCCGTTTGAAGATATTACCGCAGAAAAATACGAAGAGTTAATGAACTCATTAGTTAATATTGATTTATCTCAAGTAGTAGAATTAATAGACAATACTAATCTTAGCGGAGAAATTGCTTGCGGCGCAGATGGATGTGTTATAGTTTAATATTATAAAATAAATAAAAATGAAAGTAGGAATTAAAAAATTACACCCAGATGCAGTAATACCAAAATATTCAAAAGCAGGAGATGCAGGATTAGATTTGACTGCGACAGAAATTATTAAAGATTCTGGGTTTCAAATAACTTATGGTACTGGAATTTCTGTAGAAATACCTTTAGGATATGTTGGTTTAATTTTTCCAAGAAGCTCTATTCGTAATTATGAATTAAATTTATCAAATTGCGTTGGCGTAATTGATAGTGGATATAGAGGCGAAATACAATTTACATTTAATAAAACCGGTGGAGTACCGTCTAAACGTTATGAAGTTGGAGAACGTATAGGTCAGCTTATTATAATGCCATACCCAGAAATTGAATTTGTAGAATTAGATAATTTATCTAGTTCTGAACGAGGCGAAGGTGGGTTTGGAAGTAGTGGGAAATAATATATAGATGATATTTATAATATATAAAGATAAAGTATAGGTTGTTTAATTGAAAACTATACTTTATCTTTATATATAAATAAAATATAAATATGATAAATAAACTATTAGAACGTATAACTCTTACAAAAGAAGATATAGCGGGTATGATTAATGATGTTGTGAAAAAACAAAAACCTGCATTTAGTGAGAATACAGCTACTGTTAATAATAACGATGTTACGACTCCGGAAATATCTAAGAATGATATTGAAAAACTAAGAAAACAGTTAGAGTCAATTAAAGAAAAATATTCAAAATACTTATCTATATTTTATTATTTTGACCCAAATA